ATGGCACGGACAACAGTTGACTTAGTAAAAGAAATTATTAATACTTCATTAGAAGATTCTGTTATTGAAGGTATCATAGATTCAGCGACTTTGATGGTTACTAATACATTAGGAGGTAGCGATCTCGGAACGACTACGCTCGCAGACATCGAACGGTGGCTAACGGCGCATATAATAAGCATTACATGGGAACGGCAAACAGCAGAGGAAAAACTCGGTGATGCTTCAATTAAATATTCAGGATCGTTTGGAGAGAATCTAAAAAGTACAAGTTACGGACAGATGGCACTTGCTTTAGATACAAGCGGATTAATAGCTAACTCAAGTAAGCGAAGTGCCTCATTAAAGGCAATTGAAAGTTTTGACGACTAAAGATATGAGTATAACTACATTTTTAACACGTACATGCACGCAGACAGCAGTGTATTGGCCTTCACCGGTAGATGACGGTTATGGAGGGAAAACTTACGGAACAGCAGAAGAAATTAAATGCCGGTGGGAAAGTTCTACTAATATCATTCAAGGTAAGAGACAAGGAGAGAACTCAGTAGAGATAGTGTGTTCAGCAGAAGTATATGTTCTTAAAGATTTAGATGAACAAGGATATTTATATCTCGGTGATTTAGACGACTTGGATAGCAACCCTGACAATCCGATGGAAGTTTCTACGGCTCGAATGATTGAAAAGTTTGAAAAGGTTCCATCTTTAGGATCGACAACAGAATTTATACGTAAAGCACTATTATAATGCCACGACAAAGATCAGGTATATTCGGAATTGATAAGGTAATAAGCAATCTTCAGCACGAACTAAAACAGATCGAAGTCAAGTCATTAGCGGGAATGATTGAGGCTGCTGCATTTATACGTAAAGATATGGAAGATAACGATCCAAAGATTCCCGTAGATACTGGCAATTTGCGTAAAAGCTGGTTTGTGAAGACTGTGAAAGGAATCCAAAAAGGAGTGATAATGGGCTTTAATGCTAACTATGCGATTTATGTACATGAAATGGTGGATCGTAACTTTAAGCGTCCTGGGTCTGGAGCTAAGTTTCTTGAAAAGGCATTATACAGAAACAAACAACGAATACTTGAAATAATAAAAAGTAAATCAAAGATATGAACCCCTCTTCTGAAGACATAAAAGACATGCTGGAAGCTGAAAGTGCATTAGCATTTACATTCGGAACTGATTTGTTTATCGGTAAGGAACCAGCAACACCGGATAATTGTGTAACGTTATTCGATACAGGAGGGATGCCTCCACAACTTACACTAACAGGACAAGGCGAAGATTACTTTTACCCGTCTATTCAGGTTCGTGTTCGCAACAGGGCATATATGACAGGATGGTTATTAGCAGAAAATATAAGGGAAGCACTCCATGGCCGGGCACAAGAGACATGGAACGGGACTCTTTACACGTTGGTTCATTGTTCGTCCGGGCCAGCGTTTTTGGATTGGGATGACAATGGGCGGGCAAGAATAGTTATTAATTTTTTAATTCAAAGGAGGTAAATTATGGCAAGCAATGCGATTTCAGGAGTAGGAACACTATTCCGTAGATGGAGTGGTTCTGAATGGGTGAATATTGCTGAAGTAAACTCTATAACCGGGCCAAGTATGACCAGGGAAACTATTGATGTTACATCTTTAGATAGTACCGGAGGATATAGAGAATTTATTGCAGGATTCAGAGATGCAGGCACAGTGGTGTTGAATATGAATTTCTCTCGGACAAATTATGATACAATGAAGGACGATTTCGAGAGCGATGACCTTCAACAGTACGAGATCATGTTACCCGATGATGAGAATACATCAGTGGAGTTTGAAGGTTTAGTTACCGAGCTACCATTGACTATTGCAGCAGCGGACAAAATCTCTATGGACGTTACCATTAAGATTTCAGGGCAGCCTGAAACAGATTCCGGTAGTGGAAGTAGTTAATTAATTTTTGGTTTTAATCACAAACCTTTTTTATTATGGTAGAATTTATTGAATACAAAGAAAAAAAGTACCCTTTAAAAGTAGGATACTATGGGTTAATGATGGCTCAACAAGAAACAGGAAAGTCAGTAAACAGTGAGGCGGATTTGGATTTTTCCAACTTTGATTTTTTCTGTACTGTATTGTATTATTCCTTGGAGTTAGGACATGAAATGACAAAAAGAAAGTTGACACTAAAACGTAGTGAAATGCGGTTAATGTTGAATGAGTGTTTCCCGGCGTTTATGAAAGTCTTTTATAACTTTACTTTGTCTATGAATAAAGATACTGACCTTACTCCGGTGGAGGAGGAGAAGTCAAAAAAGAAATAGACTTCAACCAGTTATGCGGAGTAGCGATAAGCCGTCTTGGATTGACTTCTGAGGAATTTTACAAATTGAGTCCGGTAGAGTTCTATTACGCTTTACAGGATAATCAAAAGTTAGAAGAGAGTAAATTTCAAATGGTCTTTGAAAGTATGCGGAGGCAGACCCATGTGATGTGGAACTTACAAGTATCGAAAAAGGATAAAATCCCGGACTTGCATAAGTTCATGCCGTTACCTTGGGATAAGATTATTCCGCAGACTATTGAAGATCACAAGAACGCAATACTTGGCATACGGAGTTTTATAAAAAGTAAAAAGAAAAACAATGGACTTAAACATAGGTAAACTTATAGCATCATTAGGACTTGACCCGAAGGAGTTCACTACTGCCATGAGACAGGTAGAAGCTCAAATGGCTCAGGCAGATATGATGATGAAAAAATCTACACGTAACTGGAATGCTCAATTTAAAGCCGTAGGAAGAACAATGCAGACGGTAGGCAGACAAATGAGTATGTTTATCACATTGCCGTTGTTAGCAGCCGGAGCAGGAGCATTTAAGATGCAAAAGGATTTTGAAAAGTCTTTATCTATGATCGTTGGATTGGTAGGAGTGGCTCAAACTCAGGTCAACGAGTGGAGAGGTGAAATTTTAGGCTTATCAGAGGATTTAGGCAAGAGTGCTAAAGAACTTGCAGATGCTTTATATTTTGTTACTTCAGCAGGTATTAAAGGAGCGGAGGCAATACAGGTTTTAGAAATGTCTGCAAAGGCTTCAGTCAGTGGATTAGGAGAAACAAAGATTGTAGCAGATGCGGTTACAAGTGCCATAAATGCTTACGGAAAGGAAAATATATCTGCTGCAGAAGCCACGGATGTATTAGTAGCAGCAGTTCGTGAAGGTAAGGCCGAAGCGGCAGGATTTGCAGAGAACATCGGTCAGGTAATTCCGGTGGCGAGTGCCATGGGTGTGTCGTTTGGGACAATCGCTGGCGTTATCGCCGGCATGACACGTACAGGAACAAAAGTAGAAACGGCTGCTATGCAGTTAAAGAACATCTTAGCAGTTATTCTAAAAGGAGGCACAAAAGAGGGTAGTAAATTATTAGGACAGTTAGGAAGTTCGTTTGAAGATTTACGCAAAAAAATAAAAGAAGAAGGA